TCTGTGCTGACATAAGCATTCTGTCCAACAACCGTATTAAAGGTTGTGGTGTCCCACATAAAATCCCAATCTTCACGTTGAGTTAAAATTTCTAGGTATGCTCTGTTCACCCACGTTACAATTTTTGCATATTGTCCCGATTGATTAATGACCGATGTTGGGCCACTTCCAGTGAAACCCGCTTCTTGTCTTAGGTCTTGGCATAACTCTAAAAATGTACTCATTTATTATCCCAGTATTGAAAACGGATATGAGAGAGCTTCTCTCGGTGACAAGTATTCTTTGCCATATTCATCTTTCTTGCGTTCATATAATGTTTCACGAGCATTGTTTAAAACTTCAACAACTCCAGTTGGAACATCAACTTCTTCGCCCCTGCTAATTGTGTAGCCTTTACCATTAACACCAACAAACACCGGATTTACTGCGTTTGGATCTGCTGACTCGTGAATGATGATCTTCACTCGTTTAACACCACTCATGTCTTTGCCCTCTAATGGCTTGTCTGAAACTATTTCAGACTTAATCAATGACTGGCTTATTCCTAATTCTTTTGCTTCGGCATTAACTGCGGAGGCTTCTATGTGTTCTTGAATTGTTTGTCTTAACTCTGCTTTCTTTACGCCCATAATTCGGATACTGTAAAGTTTTGCATATTCTTTTAAATCGTTATAGCTTGCATCTTTTGCATTAAAATCTTCCATGTTACTTACTCCTTGCGCCCAATTTTTCAGGGGGCATAATTAAAAAAAGGTGGGGAGAGCCAAGTGACCCTCCCCTGTTTTTTCCATCCTTGGAATACTTCAACCTATCCGTAGAATGAAGAACTATTTACTACGCTGTTAAATCATCTACAGCACACTCGAGGCGCACTAACCATGACTCATTTAATCTCAAACTTGCACTGTAAACCTTCCATCCTACAAAGCCAGTCTGACCTAATGGATCGCTCTTGCTTGGTGTTCCCGGATTAAGAATTGTAGGTGTGATTGCACCTGATCCTTTAAGGGCAACAGTTCCTAAAGCTTCTTTAGCCATAAAGATAATTGGGTAAACATCAGCCTGAGTACCACCAGTAGAGTAGACACCATTAGTTGAAGCTGTACCGCCAGCATTGGCGTATGCAACGAACAGAGGAGACAAGATGTAACGAACACCTTCTACAGAACCACATTCTTCTGGACATAGTGGCTTGCGACTGCCGTATTCTGCTACAGGTACAAAACCTGCCAGTTTACGAATATCTGCTTCTACATCGGTATGAGCAAAAGCAAGGTAACCACCTTCAATTGCAGATGTACCGTAGTTGGGAGAAGCATCAAGCATTGATGTGATTGGACGACCACGTTGAGCTTTCAAGAAACGAACAACTTTACGTTGACGATCTAAAGTAATGATGCTGTTTACTGTGTTTCTTACGTGAGCATCAGTATCGTAGAAGACGTTTGTTCCGCCTTTAGCGACCCCATATGTAACCATCTCCAATGTTTCAGCCGCTTGCTCTCCTGACAACATCGCAGCATCTTTCAATACTGGATCTTCAGCCAAGTCAGCTACTTTATCTGTGATTTCAGTTACGTCACCATATTGTGCCAAAGTTACTGACACATCTGCGTAGCCAATAGCATGAGCCGTAGGTGTAACACCTTCAGTTAATGGTGTAGTGGATACTGTAAATGGTACTGCCCGACGAAATTTAACATTATCAGCAGTGTTTCTTGGCATAGGTTTAGCCAAACTAAATTTTTGCAGAACTAAAATAGGCTCTGCATGAGCTAACATTACAGTAGCTGCATAAGCATTTGTTCGTTGTGATATCGAAGCATAGGTACTCTTAGCCATGATTTCTTTCCTTATAAATTAAAAATGAAAATAAATTGTTGATAACAAAACTCACCAATCATTTACAAGGAATATCAACGGTCAATTTAACTCGGCTATTGCGGAGTGGTTCGATGTCGAAATTATCGTTGCTACTGTTGTTGTGCTTCGGATCATTTTAAATTGTGTGATCGGCACAATGTTTATTCGATTTCTTCATGTTCTCTTCAGGTGTCAATATCTGAAGGTTTGATAATGTGTGTAAACCACATACTATCGGGCTGTTTAATGGCGCGATATGGTCTACATGGTTTCCTAAACTTTTTGCCTCCTTATATATTGCTACAATTTCGAGGTGTTCTTTTTCATACCATGAAGGTGTTGCTAATAACTTAGATGCTCTTCGTCGTGCCTGATATTCATTACGCTTATCACGATTAGCAGCTTTCCATTTCTTTTGTAACTTTTTTATTCTTGGAGCATTGTCACGGTAATATTCGTTAAACCGCAGTTGGCTTTTTTCTTTATTTTTACTGTGATAATTTCGGTGGTAGACAATTACACACTGTTTACATCTATATGCTCGTCCGTCTACCGAGCCTCTGCGTATGTGAAAATTATCAAGTTCTTTTGAAACCTTACATCCCGAACAACACTTAACCGCCATGCAGTTTTATCCAATCGAGTAAGATATACCTAGGATCGTATCACATAAAGGTAAGTGTTGTCAAGTGATGACATGTATCACTTTTTAGCTCGATCTACCCAATAGTCAAAAGCAGCTTCATAATCTTCAGGTATTGAGTTGGTTACCGGAGCAGTTCTTCGTGAGCGTGGCGCTACCGCTTGCTTTAAGGCTTGTCGATTATTAGATGATGATTCCACAGCTTGTTCTTCTTGTACTACTGGTTGTGTTTGTTTGAACGAACCTACAAGATAAGAAGCATCTCGCGCACTATCACTGGTAAACATTGCGCGTACAGGATCGGGTTGTACATTAAGCCATTCAATAAAATCAGTTGACTGAGCTACGTCACGCCAATCAGGATGTGTTGACTCAAGTTCCTGCATTTGAGTATCTATAAACCGTTTCTGTTCACTTTCTTGAAAAGGTTGTATAGCTTGTTTCATCTGCTGCTGCATTTGATTCATGGCTTGTGAAAAACCTTCACGCTCAGTAGTCATTTTACTCTGAACCATTTTATCAACGGCATTGGCAATGTCCGGATAATCTTCCCGGAAACTATCAATACCTTCTTCACTAACCGGGGGTTGTGCTGGAGCAACAACAGGTGCAACAACAGGTGCTTGATGTTGAATAGCTTCTAAGTCGTTTATCTTTCTTTGTAGTGCCGACACTCGACCTTCATCTGATTTATAACGATGTTCTATTTCGGCACGTTCACGACGAACAGCTTCCATTGCGGTACGTTGTTCGTCGGTGGCATCCGCCCAAATATCTACTGTAGGGGCTGGTTCAGCTTCAGCTTTTGATTCAGCTTCAGCTTCTGGTTCTTCTTCAGCTTCATCTTCTATGAGTTCGTCATTTGCCACGGTTGTTACTTTGTCGGGATCTGCGAACTCATTGAACGCCTGTTCAAAATCGTCATCTTCTGAAAGTTCAGGGGTTACGTTGTTGTCTTCCATGATATTTTATTCCTTGAGCGCATCATCAGTGATGGGCTATTGATCTGTTGTTCACCAACAGCAGCGTTATATGCCTTTTAATTCTTCCGGTCGGTTATGGAGATCAATCAAGTCCTCCATTGCCGATATCCGTCCACGGTAATACTGTGTTTCGTTTTGATCTAACTTGGGGTTTTTTAGTGCATCGAGATCTTCATCTATCTTGTTGTCAAGATGAACTTCTAACTGCGCCCAATCAGCACCATTAAAATTAATCATTTATAGTCCTGTCCCGTATGCTTGTTTAACTTGAGTTTCAAACGCCATCAACTTCTCTTTGCTTGCCACATCCATCTCCTTAATACCAAGTTGCAGCTTGAGTTGAGCTAATGTCATATCTTTACTGTTGGCAATCTTAGCCATATCAGCTTCATAGTTAAGCTGCGCTCTCATACGCTCCACTTCTACTTGTTGTGCTTTAGTTTGAGCATCTGATTGTTTAAACTGAATATCAGCTTGAAGTTTCTGAGCATCAAGTTTTAATCTTTCAGTACCGATTGGATCTTCAACGACAGGTGGTTGCTGTGACATCTGCTCTTGTTCTGCTGCGATCTCATCGTCAGATTTAACTATCTCACCAACAGGGATCTGCATTTGTCTCAGTGCCATTCTGTATAGTTCTGGGAATTTAGTTAGTGGCCCAAACGCTGGACTTTGAGCTAAGTTCATCAATCCACCCATGGCTTGCATTTGCATTTCACGAGCCATCATTGCAGATGAACCGCGAGCATCGATCTGGAAGTCACCTTTAATTTCTTGCTTGTCTGAAAACTGCATGTTGTAGTCATAGAACCTTCTGAGCATCTTACGAGTTACATTGTCATCCCACACTTTAACTGCACGTTTCATAACAATGTTTGCATTATTCATCAACATGCTCATGCCTTGAGCAGTCTGACTAGCTCCACGCTCCACGCCTTGTGCTATTGCAGGTACTGAAGTTTCTTCATCAGCTAACATTCGGCTGATCTGTAAGATGTTCGCTAACTCAGCTTGATGAGAAGAGATCTCAAACGATCCGAAAGCTTCATGCACTTGCCTAGTCTTATCTTTTAAGAACCATACTTTCTTAGGCGTGATAGTCCAGTCACCATCAGCAGGTTCTATGATCTGACGATTGACAACTATTTGAGGGCCACTGGATAAACCGGAGTTGTCCATGATCATTCGCCATGCTGAGTTATAGACGGACTGAGTGTTTCTTAATAGGTAAGGTACACCCACGCCAAATATAGAAGAGTCATCATCACTAAAACAGAAAATGCTGTATGGCATTTCTTGAGTAGCTAATGGATTGAGACTAACCTTTAATACTTTATTACCACAAAACCATACCGTTCCTGTGATGGTATCTAGCTCATCTTCACAACAATCAAGTCCCGCAGCTTCTAAGTCGTCACGGTCAATAGGGCCGTGATACTCCCAAACTTCATAACGATTATCGTTACCTATCTCACCAGCATATCCGCTGATCTCACGAAGCTGTGCAATGTAATTATCAGTAGCAGCGGTAGCTCTACCTTTGTCAGATGTTAAGACTTGCCTGATAGCATCTTCATTAAAGCCCGGGAGTTGAGCAATGTTACTCATCTCACTGCGAGTAAAGTGATGACGTTCAAACTGAAACTCAACTTCAGCTAATCTAGTAGCTGACATATCAGGAAACCAATCCCAAGGAGATACTCGTCTAGCACAAGGAGCTATTTCTTGGACAACTTCAAGAGCCTGTCCTTCTTTAGCGTTCATCCAACTCTTTCTATAACGACCTTCAACCACTGGCCCTTTAAGAATACCTGTACCTAGAAGTACCGCATCGTGAATAACATCACGACCTTCTGAGTTATAATCACATTGCGTTAATTGGTCATCGATCTCATTCTCCATCGCTTTAGCTCGACGTGTAGCTTCTTCCATTAACCGTGTAGCTTCTACTGCCAAGTCAACTTCTGCACCATTGGGATCAACACCAACTCCACCCTTACGCTTCATATCTTGAAGTTCTGGAACAGGTGTTGGTTGAATGCCCCAGTTCTTATCGTCCGTTGGAAACAACATGTCAGATAATCTTGCTTCGGCTGAGTCTGCTTTATGGCGTGTTATGTTAGCAAAGACCATTGAGCCTTTACGTTTCTTTATCTGACTCTCAGTTGCTTGATCATAACGACCATTATATTGACGGACATCATCAAGCCATCGAGTCTCAATAACTTGCTTTAAAGCTACTTGCTCATCAGCTTTACGCTGGAGGCTGTACCCAAGTCGATTGATACGTTCTTCCATTTCAGCTTTGAGTTCTTCTTCTTGTTCTTTCAGATCGAGAAGTAGTGCTTCGGCTTCTTCTGGAGAAAGATCTTCAAGATCAATTTCAATTACTTCTTGGTCATGATCATGGTCTTCCATATTCATTTCGTCGTTATAAGTTTTCATTTAATATCCGCCTATCCCTGCTGGTTCATATGCTGAAAGGTTTGGTGATAAGGATGAATACTCATCGACCATATCTATTTGATCTTTTAGGTGAACACACCCATATTGAAGCGCATCGTGTATATGTGAACTTGCATTTTTATCTGGTTTATCTGTAAACCTGGTCTCACCACTGACGTTCAATTGTCTGTAGCGGTAACCGCCGTTGAAACCTTTTCGTAACATCTTGCATCGTTTATCAATTACGAACCGAGGCTTGCCGTGAGCTAACTGATTCAAAAAGTAACTGACAGCTTCGGTACGCATCTTAGGATTATTCGTACTACTAGGTTCAGTAGGAATGCCTAATCGTTGCATTTCCTTAAATACCGTTTGCTCATCGGTCTGAGCGCGTTGATTACCTGTGGGATCGCCTAATGATCTAATAGGACAACCTTTATATTTAGTTAATAACATCGGCTGTACTGCTGACTCAACGAACTGTTTAATACCAGAGCCATCACCCATTGCTGTTAGCTCATCTATAACCTGAATTTGACCAAGAGGACTTACTTGAATAAATACTACCGAGGGGTTAAGTCCCCAATCCCATCCGAGAATAACTTCTCTACCCGGTACTGGTTTAATATCAGATTGAGATACATGAAGGTCATCATTCCAGCTAGACTCATAGACAGGCTTACCTGCCATTGAACTACCGTACTGACCCATGATGTAAACATTGACCCACTGCTTATCTTTACCAGCTACTTGGTCTAACCAATAATCATACTTAAAGACGTGGTTGTCGACGTTCTCAGCTTCAGGGTTCGGTACGTACTCACCCTTCTCATAAAGCAATGCTGGGGGTTGATAGAATATTTCCCACCCGTTTGGAGGTTGTTGTTCTTCAAATAGTTTGTAAATGTAATGGTCATCAGAAGGAGGGTTAGTGTCCATAATGATGTACTTACGATAGATCTGCCCCGCCAACATGTTAGCCGATGGGTATCGTCCGATCCGTCCACTGGCAGCATCAATTATCGCCTTATCAATCTCTCGTGACTCATTTATCCAAACACCACTAATTTCTAATGATAGTAATTTTTTAGCATCTGCTGGCTTATCAATCGCCAAGCAAACTATTTCCAACTCCATTGATGTACCGTCACCCATGCTAGGGATCTTCACGCTGATAGTAATAGGTGCTGAATATTTAATTGATGTGACCTGCTCCGGCAGCCAGTCCAACATCGTCTTAATTGTAGTGCTTAATAACTCAGGGTAGGTTTGCCGTATTACTGCTACGCGGCTTCTTCTTACTCCATCACTACAAGCTGGCATCTGCATCGCTTGGCTTAGTATTTCTAATGCACAAGCAACGGACTTACCACTACCGATTGGGCCAAACAGTAACCGTAAGTTGGCTTTAGATTTATGAAATAACTGTGCTGTTGGTTCAGCGACATAGTTGATTGATATATTACCCATCAGTCTTCAGTCTCTTCATTGTCACCTAAGTCGATATTCCAGATACCGAACGGTTCATCTTTTTTGTCCGTACCGTCATATGTCTCCACTAACGCTAGTTCTTCAGGACTCAAAGTTTTTAATTCTTCTGGTACTTCAAAATCTAATTCG